TGGCCCTCCTGGTTCTGGAAAAGGCACCCAATCAGAAAAGATTGCGGAGAAATTCGGATTGACCCACGTATCCACTGGAGACCTGTTAAGAGACGAAATAAAAAAAGGAACAGAACTCGGAAAAAGCCTTACGTCTATTGGTTCTGGAAACCTCGTAGGCGACGAGATCGTAATAGATTTAGTCAAGAAGAAAATTAACGAACAGACTTCCAACAAAGGATTCGTATTCGACGGATTTCCAAGAACAATCAAACAGGCCGCCGAACTGGCAAAAATAATAGACGTTGACAAAGTCATAATGCTAATGATCGACGACAAAGAAGCAGTCAAGCGAATCTTAAAAAGAGGCGAGAGCTCTGGAAGAGAAGACGACAACGAAAAATCCGCAATAAAACGCTTGCATCTATATAAGGAATACACACAACCCCTGAAACCGTATTACAGCCTCAAAGGAATTCTTCACGTGATTAACGGCGAAGGAACCATAGAAGAAGTATTTAACACAATAACAAAAACGATAGAATCATGAAATATTATGGAGACTATACATTCCGAACGTAAATAAAAAACGAGCCGTTTAGCTCGTTTTCCTTTAATCAATTTCAACATTCTTGGCTCTTGCCGATTTTGTTGCATAAAACATCAAATTATTACAAGTAATCTTAGTATGTACATCATAAATATTCATCCACAAAGGAGGAGGTTCACATTCTACTGCAGTCTTCCAATCACTACTACTTGTATGTTTCCATACATCTCCAGGCTTTTTCCAAGAAATTAAAGAATATGTTGAAGAACCATTCCAAGAAATGATAGTTTCAGAACATAATTTACATAAAATTTCATCTTTATCTCTTGATGAATAACGAACATTAGTTATTCCATGAAGAGTTCCACATGCATCTTATTATATTGTCCATAATTTTATTTATTTTAAAATATTAATTATTCTTGTGTTTCTACTGTATGTGGAAGGTGATGCCGAAACTAATGTCCAGCCTTTATAATCGGAACGAAGTCCGTTACTCAAAAATCTCATTGAATTTAATCCTAATTTATATTCTTTACAGAAATATTTTAATGAGCCCTTAATTGTATGGTCAATTCCTTCAGGAGACTTAAATATAAAGGTCCTTGCAGCAGAATTATTTTCTCCTGTATGTAATCCTGTTTGAGCCTTTCTATTTATTTCATTCACCCAATCAGGCCATTTTTTACCAGTGTTTGCGTCTTTCATTTTTTTCTTAAATTCATCAGAACGCTTAACTCCTAATGAACTTGCAGCTTTTAATTCAACGTTATATCCAATGCTTGGAATAAATGATTTATACATATCTAAATAATGCTGTTCGCGTTCTAACAACATAGTTTTATCAAACACTTCTTCTAAGATTTCAAATGTAAAATTACTTTCACCATATTTAATCCAGGCTCTTTGCAAAATTATAGAATGATGTGTTCCTTTTCGTAAATCCGAAACATGTCTATTTCTTCTGACTCTCGCATTTATGGCGGAACCAATATAAATTTTGTTATTTGCAATATTCCGTATTTGATAAATTACAGAAATATCTGGTAGTTTTGTTTTCATTATATTATTATATTCAAAAAGTGCGGTTTGTTTTAAAAAAGAAAACCCCCAACTAAGTTGAGGGTTTTTATTCTTACGTCTATTAGGAGATCGATTAGATGATCAATCCTGAACTCGGAAGTGTAATAGAGAACGTGAAGTACATCGTTTCTGGATGAAATCCAGCAAGTACTAAAGCGTATCTGCTTTTTACAGCAATCTTAGGAGACATAGTTCCTTCAGAGATAGTCTGGATAGACTCAGCCATCATGTATGGCATGAATTTAATTCCTGGCTCATCATCGGAACCTTTACGTCCAACCAATACACGTGTGTCATTCCACTTCATGTTTTGGTCAACATAAACTGTCATTCCAGCCAGCGAACCAACTGGGTAAAGACTTCCATTGTTTTGAGATGCTGTGTTAGCAAATGGAGCTGTTACGAATTGGCTGATGTCTTGGATAGCAGTAGCAATTTGTGAGTTACAAACCACGTAGTTAGCAGGACCTCTTCTTCCTCTGTTAGCAACAACGTTAGCTGCAGCCAAAATTCTGGAGAAAATTCTTCTTTGGAAAGTCTGTTGATTTTCGAAAGTACCTACTGTTGGTAGAGCAGCAAGGTTTAAATTCAAAGATTGACCTTCGTTAGCAGCAAAGTTTGTTGAGTTCAACGCACCTTGTGTGAATGCTGTTCCAAGGATGTGCTTGTTGATAGACTGAGAAATCTCATTCACCAATGCGTTCTCAACCATGGAAACCACGTCAATACCGAATTGTTTGTTAAGATCCTGAATTTGCTCAGTTGTTACAGAAGCAGCAACTTGGTATGTCTTAGCTTCTACAAATTTAGTGAATGTTTTAAGACCCATTGATCTGTAGTACGTAGACTCACCTGTTTCTCTGGTCATTGGACCGTCGTTACCAGAAGCGGTAGCGAAAGGACCTTCCCAAGAATCTGTGTCAGAATCTCCAGCACCAGTGAAACCAGCGATGTGATCTTCCAATGCAGGAACTAAAGAAGCAGCAACAGTTAACGCGATTGTTGCCGAAGCATCATCAGTTAAAGTGTAAGATGAACCTACTGCGAATACCGTTGCAACTGTTAAAGTTGAAGGTGTTGAAGCCGTGATTCTGAAAATTGGGAATCCGTCAATTCTGGATTTTCCAACGAATACAAGCGTCATGTTGTTACCGCCTGAAGAAGCAACGTAAGAAGTACCTACTGTGTAAGTACCTGCGATACCTGCTTTAATAACTAAAGGCTGAGTAGCAGAGTTTAACTGACCACCACCATATACATAGTCAAGGTAAGTTAAAACGCCTGTTGGTCCTGGCATTGGGATGACCGGAACGATGTCAAAACCTACTGTCTTTGCAGCAACTTGGATCGCAAGTGGAAGTAAAGAAGGGAATTTGTCACCGGAACCTGTAGCAACTCTTGTAGGAGCAACTGGTTGTCCTTGGAATCCTGCTAAACCTGTTAGGGTTTGGTAAGCAGTTGATGAACTTTCGTTCAATGAGTGGTAATGGCAGTATTTAGACAACCATTCTACTTTGTTCGAATCTTTGATTCCTGTTTTAGACTCGATCATCGGAGACCAGTTGTCAAAGATTTCTTGTTCGTTAATCATTTTCATATTTTAGAAAAGGTATTTTTTTGTTTTTGTTTACTTTTTGAAACGCTTTGCTAACTCATCAGCTACTCCCGTCATGTAGTCATTTGTATATCCCATCATGTTCGGTTTTGCGGCATTAGCTGCGATTTCATTCTCGTTGAGCCTTATCAGTCCAACTGTTTTGTCTTTGTTCATTCCTGGTCTTGTGCTCCAGAAGTTCTTGATTTGGTAAGAAGATTCAAGCTTGCGCAATTTGCTTGCGGCTATTATCGACTCCTTTTCTTGAACATTCATCGATTCCCAAATGGGCTTGATGTTCTCTGGCATTTCCGTGATGAACTTAGGTTCAGCTGAAACTGCTTGCTCGATTAATGAGGCATCCCATTTTTTGATGATGTCCATTTCCGAGAAGTATGCGCCGTTTTCCAACGCTTTAATGACCTTTTCTTTCTTGGTCTCTTCGAGAGCTACAAATTCTTTTCTTTTATCTTCATTTAGAAGTTTGTAAAAAGCGTATTTGCTCTCATTCAATGTAGATGCTGTTTTCTGGTTTTTAACAGTGCTAAGCAATGAATTTATTTGTGTTGTTAATGTTGAATAATCTACTTTCTTGTTTTCGTTTACCTCTGTTTTTGCAACTTCTGGGGCTGCAACTTTTGGGGCATCGACATTAACGTTCTCAGCTATATACTCCGAGTACGCTATGTTTTTCTCAATTTTTTCAGCTAAATATTCAGAATATGTAATTCCTTTGTCAAGAGTCTCAGAAATATATTCTCCGTAAGCGATGCTTTGATCAACTTTTTCAGCGATGTATTCGCTGTAGTCAAGGCTCTTATCGAGGTTCTCTGCAAGGTATTCGCCATAAGCAATCGTCCTGTCAAGATTCTCAGCAAGATATTCTCCATAAGAAATGGATTTGTCTACGTTCTCAGCAAGATATTCTGCATAAGAAATTCCTTTCTCAAGGTTCTCAGCAAGATAATTTGCGTATGTGATGCTCTTATCGATGTTCTCAGCAAGATATTCGCCATAAGAAATGGATTTGTCTACGTTCTCAGCAAGATATTCGCTGTAAGAAATAGTCTTATCTAAATTTTCGGAAAGATACTTTGAATATTCGACCGTCTTATCGACGTTCTCAGCAAGATATTCTGAATATTGAATGTTCTTGTCCACATTCTCGGCAAGATATTTCATATATTTTTCTATTCTCTCAATTCTCTGTCCAAGAACTTCCATTGCTGGTTCATTCTCATTAGTGACTGGATTTTTAATTTTGTCTTTAAGAGTTTCCAACTCTTTTTTGATTACCTGTGAATATCCATTTAGATCTTCAACAGTTACATAATCTCTATTAGTAGCCATTTCTGAGATGTTATTTTTTTCTATATCCAAAGCCTTAAAAAACGCACTTTGGTGATTTTCATTTATCCTATATATCTTAAGGGATTTAGAATTTTCACCAAGAACATTATTTGTTACATCTTCAAGATTTTCCGTAATGGAGTCTGAAGCCTTTACATTAAATTTTGCCTGAACGCTCTCATATATTCTTTCAAGCTCAGCTTGTTCGAATCCAGGGCTCTCAACCAAGTCATACGTAAATATTTTTTTGATTTGAACTTTTTTGTTCTCTCTAACAACGCCTGCAGCCCTTGAAGAAATGTGAAGCGGAACTCCTGCATTAACAAGAGCCTTTGCCATTTCACCGGCCGGATGTCCATTAATAAGTTTTATTCTGATTTTAACGTGTCTCTTGTCCTTGTCGTATTCCAAGGATTCAACGATGTGAGACGCATTCTTAAGTGAGGTTTCAAAATTTGCAGGATGGTCTAATTCTCCGAGCAAACTTTTCTTTGCAATTCTTTTTTGTAGATACTCAAGATGAGGTAAATATTCCTTTTCCTCATAAATACGGTGGTTGTTGTTTTCTTGCCCAAATACTGCAGCGATACCTTCAAGGATGTAATCTCCATTTTCATTTTTGGTCTTTACTTCGATATTTGAGTCCGACATCCTTTCAAGGACGAATACCCAATCTTTACCGAACAT